AATGTTTCTGTAAATAGAAGTATCTAATAAAGTAATTTTGTTTATTAATGCTGATTTATTCATTATTTATGTTGTTTAAATATTCTACTTCTAGTATTGCTTCTAAGTATTCTACTCTATTTTCTAATGCTTTTATTCTAGCATTTAAAAAGTCTATTGTCGTTGGGGTTGCTGCTCGTTTTACATCTTCAAAGTGTGTCATAGCTATTCTGTAAAGTAATCAAAAGGGCTAGATAATCTACCACAAAAAGTATTTAAGTCTAATATACTACCATACCTTAGTTCAGTAACAAATTGTGTTGTTTCTAGTTCATCGCTTAGTTTGGCTATTAAGTGTGGGTACTCTAAATTCGCTACACTTAATTTGTCTTTGTACACAGGGTGTAATCGTTCTAATAAATTCATATTGTTTTTGTTTTAATTAATGATAAGCAAATATAACAAAATATATTTTTAATAAACAAATTTTAAACAAACTTTTTTTTCTAAACACAAAAAAACCACCCTTTTATAGGTGGCTTAATCGTCTGTTAAAAACAGCATTAAAGAAAACAATAACAAAAAATCAGTTGGTTATTCAAATATACTATTTATTAGTATGTTAAGTGTGTAAAGTTTTTAGGACTTATTAACTAAAAATTTTGTTTGTCTTTTAGTTCCTGTAGTTTAGTCTTATAAGTTTCAAATATTTCTTGCCATTCAAGGTCTGTTAGTTTTAGTACCCCTCTTGACTTTTGTAGTAGTTCCTCTGCTAGTTCTAAACCAATATTTAATGAATATTCTAGCTGCCTACCATATTCAAAGCGGTTACATTTTCTACATTGTGCGTGTACGTTCCTTTCATCATATCTAGTTATTAAGTGTTGTCTACCTATTAGGTGTCCTGCATCACTTTCTGTAAAATGTATAGACTTACCACACGATATACAATTACAATAACCTGTATTGTTATCTGCATCTCTACGCCTTATATACTCGTGAAATGGTTTATCTATTTTACTCTTCCAATATTTTAAAGTTTTCTTTTTTTTTGCCATTTGTTTTCACATTTGAATACACTACAGATATCTTATATTTATTTATAACTTTATTATTATATTTTTATTTATCTATTTATTTAGAAATATATTTATATCTAATTATTTAGAAAACAGTTTTTTATAATAAATGGTACAAAGTTATATATTTATTTTTAGAAAAAAAAGAAAAAATTACTTTTTCCAATGTTTAGTTATTTTTTCAGCAGAACGCATACCGAAATAACCACCATAAACCAATAATAATAGTGAAGATAAAAGGTCTATCCAATTACTATCTATTTTAAAGCCCTCTAAAGAACTATCTAAGATAATATATATAAATAGTGTAGCGGTTAAAAAAGCAAGCGTTAAAGGTCTTATATTGCGTGTTAAATAGCTTTCTGTTTGGTTATCACTTACCCACCGCTTTGTAGTTTCTTGCATTTCTAACATATCGTGCCTAAGTTCTTCTAGTAGAATTTCTTTATCCGTTTCTGTTAGTTGTGTGCTACCCTCTATTTGTTTGCTTAATTCCTTTAGGCTTTCAATACCTGTTATGCTACCTGCAGCATCTAATATACTAGGTGCTATGTTTTTACCCTGTTTTACAAGCCATCTTAGTGCATCGCCTACTCTAGTAGTTCCGTTTTTGTCTTTGTATTTAGGCATAGTTATTTATTTGAATAATTCCACCTTGCTCTAGTCTTGCGTATATCGTAATGTACAAACGTATCATAAAGACCTAAACCACCCTGAAGAATTACACCAAAATCTATTAAATCTTCTATAATAGAATAAACCTCAATAGGTTTTAAACTCTGTATTGTAATATCTGCAGCTTTGCCTAATAAGTGTTGTGAAGTTTTTGCACCACCGACCTTTGCATTGTGTTCAGGGCATCTATAAGCACTGTTTATTTTTATAGGTCTACCTGTATAATCTCTAAGCGTTTGTAATTGTCCCGCTAATTTTATAACATTTTCATAAACCTCTAAAGGCATTTCACACCCACACTTACACTCAAACTCTTTTATTTTAAAGTTCTTTGTCATTTGCACCGCTATTTTTCTTTTTATGGGTTTCATATATCTTCTGTAAAGTATATATAATAGATGCAAGTAAAAGTATAATCTTTAGACTATTTTCTATTGCAGTAAAACTTACCCCTAAACTTATGGCATTAAAAAAAGCTATCCTCAAATCTTGTACACTCATTACATTTTATTTTCTAAATAATCAACACCGTAAAAGTTATGTAAAGGCTCACCACTTGGTGTTACTGCATAGCTCTTCCAACCATACGGATGTTCCTCTATACCATTCCATACTACATCTATTAAGTATTTTTCACTTAGTACAGTTTCTTTAATTACATTACCCTCTGCATCAGTTTCCCCCTCTTCTATTACTTCTCTTCCTAGTCTTACTATTGCGTGGTTATGCGTTGGGTTATTATCTTCATCTACCCCTAAACCTTTTATTTTAGTTTCAGCTTGTTCCTCGCTATCAAAAATATATTTGCCTACTTTTATCATTTTGTTAATTCTGTTAATTCTGTATCAGTTAGTGTATAGTCATAAACTCTAAAATCGTCAATACTGTTTCGTGTGCCTGTATCACTTGCAATTCTAAATTGCCCTAAACTAATATCATTATGGTCAAAAGGTATAGATAACCCGCTTGTTATATCTGCTAATTCTGTTCCATTTACATATAATTTATATGATGTATTATTAACATAAGAAATAGCTATTTTTAAAGTATCCCCTATTGAATAGCTAAAAGTATAATAATCACTATCATTATTTGAAGCATCTCGCCTTAAAACCCCTATTTGTGAAGATGAAGTAAATTGAATAGATAAATATTTATTACTTGCAAGGCTATCAATAAGACTAAAAGCAACATTTGAGAAATTATCTACTTTTGCCTTTGCGTAAACTGTAAAAGGATAATCAGTAAATAGTGTTTGATTTAACAAATGACAATCATCTTTTAATCTTGTTACTGTACTTGCTTCTGTATAAATTAAACTTGATGCGTAACTATTTACCAATTCAGTTTGACCACCCCAAGCTAAAAAGTCTAGGTCTGTATCTACATCGCTAATAGAAGCTGCATAACCAAGATAGGCGTATTTAGAATTAGAAGGTCTATAGGCTAAGAAATCTATTCTTTTCCATTCATTTGTAATTTCGTGACTTGATGAGCCTTGAGTAGATGATCCATAGAAAGCTATTGTTTGAGTACTGCTTGTATTACTCTTAACATATACTGAGGAACGATAATATCCACCTCCATCTCCATCAATTGTTGGGTTTGTACCATTTACAGATAATAAAGCATAACCTGAGCCACTACCTAAAATCTGTAGTCTTGTTGCTGTTAATGTTCCATCGGGAGCTATAGCAAAGTTACCTGTTTTTGTTATAGTCGAGCCGCTATTAGTTAAGGTATTATTTAAGTGTAATTGAGTATTATTTAAAGCATAGTTTGTACGTTGTGGCTCTAAAAGTAAACTAGGACAGTTGCTATTTAACCAATCTAATCTAGGTGTATCATTTGCAACCTCTTCAATTAGTCCATCTTTGCGTACTCGTGTACCCTCACTTGCTCTATCAAAATCAAAATCTCCACTTGCATCATTGGGTAGAATACTATATACTGTACCCTCTCCATCTCCTCCTTTATAACCGCTTGGTATTAGTGCTAATTTAGGTTTACTCATTATCTTTCTGTTAATATTGTTGTACTATTCATATACCTCCATATACCATTAGCATACCAACGTATAGTGATTTTTTCATCTGCATCAATAGGAGCAGTAGTACCAAAATCAAATGTCAATACCATTCCTTGACTTGCAGTATAGCTTAATGTTTTAGAAGTAACTAAAGTATTTAAACCTTTATATATATATACAGTTGCGCTTGTTCCTGCAGGTGTACCATAGCTACTATATTTATTTGCAGTCATAGTAACACTAGAAACATAGCAATCAAAAGGAACAGGTATAGTACCATAAGCATAAGGAAACGCAGTAGTCATTCCTGTATCATACATAGTAAAAGTCGAAGTATTACTATGATAATGTCTCCAATTTATAGCTACTTTATCTTTATGTACAGGGTTTGCTTCTTTAAGCCTGTTTATTTTATTACTATGTTTAGCTTTTACTATCTTACTTAGCATCTTTTTTGTTTCTGCTTATAATATCAATATAAAACCTTTTAGCTTCTTTTTCGCTTTTAGTTTCTATATAGTTTTTTAGTTTGTTTAGGTTTGTTTGTTTTACCTTATATCTCATAAAACCCACCCATTAAAAGTTGTATCTGTATCAGGGCTTATGTCATCGTTTGTGTTACTATTGTATTCAGGGTACAAATTATTGTTAAAACATAAATAGTCTACTAGTCTAGTGCTATAATAGTTTGCGTATTCTCGTGCCTTAGCTACTAAATAATCTACTTCGTTTTTATCTACGTTTTGAGCAGTTTCTGAACTATGTTTAAGTACAGATTTGTTTGTAATCGTATATGCTGCAAATGGTATATAATTCATTTGACTAAACCATATTAAACAAGGTTGCACATACGTATTAACTAAGTTTAAATAATCGCCTGTTAAATTATCTGCAATTATATCTTCGCTAATTTTGTTGTATAAATCTGTACCTAACAAATTTTGTATATCTATTTGCTGTGCTACCTTTACAAATTGTAGCATTTTATCTATATCAACGTTGCCATCAATAATAGAATTTTTTTTAAGGTCTTGTGTACTTATAAATAATGCTGTTGCCATACTAATTTTTAAATCCTATTTTATTCCAATATTCAGCAGTATAACCTTTATACTTCATATCTTTAGGTGCGACAGGTACTTTTTGTGCGTTAGTTTCAGGCTTAAATC